GCTGTAGGTCTTGGAAACTTTTCATCAATGTTTTGTGCACTATCGGCTGCTGCTCTTTCAGTGTCGCTAAGGGCACGAGTCTTGCAACGTAATACTTGTAGTGTATATTCAACATTAAATGCAAGTGGGCCAGTTTTATTTCGCTTAAATACTACGTCCCAACCTGTATCATAATCTGTAGGATCGCCTAAATCTTCTGCTGCTGTAAGAATTTGCTCAAACAATTTCTTTTTAAGATTTAGTGCTTTGACCCTGCCATCTTTAGGGTCGATACAGTTAATTGAGTAGCTCCAGCTGCATTTTAAATCAGGATAGTAATCGGGTACATGATCCTTTTCTAGATTGTCAAACTTCTCTTTTTCACGGCTAAAGGCCAAGCACTCGATAGGAATATCCTTGTTGTTAGTGCCCTTAGTCCAGTAAATATAACGTGGCAAAACTCCGCCAACTAATCTGACAGTATTTTCACCGTCTTTGTATTCATAAGTTTCTACTTTATTTGTAGCTGCTTTGCCTTTTGTTTGTTTAAAACTAAGTGCCATTTATTCCTCGTATTTAAAATATAGTTTGTTTTCTGTAATTGTTAATAGCGGATTGTATTTTATTGCGTCAATTTTTAGGTCTGGATAATAACTTAAGTCTAAATAGATGTAACCTAAATCTTTATATTGCTGATAACTTCTACGTGCCGCTAGCTGTATATACTGCGATTTAAATAGTATATCTGTGTTACGATCAAAGAAAAGTTGTCCAGGACTAGTTAAAAAACTACTACCACCACCTAGTCCAATGTGAAAGCCTTTGTAGTAATCCTCCAACAGCTGAACTAATTTTATTGCATCACCTTTAGCCTGTTGCTCTAATTTGCTAAGGTTGAAACGAAAACTTTTTCTTTGATTCATCATATATTATAACACAGTAGACCAACTACTACAAGTTAAAATTTCTATACCGATATGGTCTCCCAGCCTTTTTTCATATAAAGGCCTAGCCTATCAGTATTCTGCTTTTTGTCAGCCCAACCGCTAAACTGAATATCTACTACTATTGGATTTAGTTTGCCAGGATGTGGCCGCATAATTCTACCAACAATTTGTTCTAGTAAACTATCATTACTCATTGGTACTGCTAGGATAACGCAGCTGAGTATGTTGATTGAGATTCCTTCGCTGAAGATTTGACGGCTACCAGCAATGCACATTTTTGCTTTGCTGAGGATTTGCTCTTTAGCATATTGCCGTTCTTCAAAGCTGGTGTCGCCAGTAACCAACAAACACGTTTCTCCAACATATTCTTTTACTTTCTCCAAAAATTCTACACGATCTGCTACTACTAATACGCTATGACCATGTTGTATGTGATAAGTAGCAAGCGCACTAATAAACTTTCTATAATAGTCGCTTTGCGTTAGTTCATTAATTTTTTCTACCCAAGGTACGTTGTGTTTTAAGGCAATATTACTTTTTACTAAATGTACTACTGGATTGATAGTGTTAGCCTGTTCTGGCTTAAATACTGTTCTGCCAAAATAATCCTGAAATAGTACATGTTTACCATCCTTACGTTGCATTGTACCGCTAAGTGCCAATCTATATCTAGCATGAAAGCTGTCTATGGTTTGACTAAATGTTGTAGCAGGACAATGGTGCGCTTCATCTAAGATTATTGTGCCAAATTCTTTATTAATCTTAGCTAGATTTTTTACTATGCTCTGTACGTTTCCTACAACAATAAAATGATCTTCTATATCAAAATTACCACTACCTATAATACCAGGACTAATGCCAAATAGTGTTTCAATTTCTTCGTGCCACTGATCTCGCAATGCTGTAGTATGTGTTACTACTAGTGTTTTTTGACCCCACTTGCGAGCAATGTGTAATGCAGTAAATGTTTTGCCCCAACCTACTAGTGCATTAATAAAGCATGTATCTGTAACTTGATCGTATATTTCTTGCTGGTCTGGTCTAAGTTCATATTTAGCTGTAGGAAATGGTACAGGAATATTAACTCGTTTATCTACTATATTATAACCGTCGGGTATTAGATCTAATCGGCCCTGTGGCACACTAATCATACCACCAGTATAAGTTTTATAATTTTTAATAGTTTCTACACTAATAAACTTCTTTGACCCAGTATTTTTATGAATTTTATAGGTAAGTGTATTCATAATAAATTTACTAGCAGCACTACCTGGATTATCCATGTAGATTCTGTTGCTAATAATAGCTTTCACACTTTTCTCCAAGTTGGTTTAATTGGTTCACTGTAAAATCCATATAGTAAGTTTCTACCGCCATAACTAAGTATGCCAGCGTATGGTTCGTCATCTTGTGGTACTTGTAGGCTTTTAAATCGTTCAGCTAGACCCTCAACCTCTAAAACACACCCAATGCCCTGCGCAGGGAAAACTTGTTTAAGCCTGTGTGTTTGCAGTTTGGCGCGTGTAGTTTTTTTATGTTGAAATAGCTGTCCACTGCTATCTATAAACCATGTAGTACTTTTTGCTAATTTTATTACATCTTGTAAGAAGTAGATAGCTGTACCTATAGGATACAAGCTATCACCTATTTGCAGTCTACGCAATCCTAGTGTAGGCTTATCAATATTTTTATCATCTACTACACGGTATTTATCGCTATAGACAACAGTGTCTTGGTCTACATACTCTTTGCGATAGAATAATAGGCCGCCCAACTGCTGTGGCTCACGCTCACCTAGTCTAAACACGGGCCAAACTATTTCCGTCAGCTTTATAGGTTTCCTCAAAGTGTCCAAAGCTATAATCATCTCCAATGTCTTGATCTACACCGATTGGAAAGCCAGGAATATTACAGCCCCAATCATACTGTGTATTACTACGCAGTATATCACAATACTGTTCTACGTGCTCGGTCTTAACAAGTGCCACGATTGAGTCATGGACAAGCATGAAGATTCTTGCGTCAAGTCCGCGCTCAACAATTTCTCTTGCAGTTCCAATAGCTCCGAGTAGGTTAACGTCACTTGCCAGCGATTGGATTTCTGAATTAATACCACTTCGTACTTCGTGGGCTGCGATTCCTTTGTCACTGCTGAATACATTAGGAAGCCGTCTTTTTCGGCCAAAAAACGAGTAAGTATATCCATTTTGTTGAATAAAGTCTTTGCGGGTATCTAACCACTGTTTAAGTTTTTTGAAAGTTGTAAAGTACTGCTTAATATCATCACGGGCACGATCTACAGGATAGTGCTGACCTGTTGCTTTAGTAACTGTAACACTAACCTTGTCAGCTCCGCTACCATATAAGATACCAAAGCTAATAGCCTTAGCGCTTTGACGCATATCTGGATATAGCTTTTTTACTTGGTCTACTGGGCACTCAAGATCAAATACCATTTTAGCAATACTGCTGTGAAAGTCTCCGCCATCAGTAAATACCTTTTGCAAGTTTTTATCTCCGCTGAGTACAGCAGCATAGTACATTTCAGCAGTTCTCAAGTCTTGCGAAACGATCTTATAGCCCGCTGGAGCTTTGATACAGCCCTTGATAATAGGGTCGTCTCTTGGTATTTGTTGTGCATTAAACTTCCCACTGCTAGAAAGACGACCACTAGTGGTAAAGATAAGATTAAAATTAGTACGAATCCTATCATCCCTATCAAGCTCAGGAAGTATCTTGTGTATATATGTGTTTTGGATCTTGGATAGTTTACGTACTTGTAAGATCGCTTTAGGAAGCTCATGTTCTTCACTTAATTGTTCTAGTACTTCAGCATCTGTACTAATAGCACCTGTGCCGGTCTTTTTACCAGTGGGTGTTAGGCCTACATAGTCGAATAATATACTACGTAGTTGCATAACACTATTAGGATTAAACTGCTTGCAGTTATGTATCTCAAACTGCTTTACTTCGTCAAAAGTATAAATATGCTGCTTGGCTTCTTCAATCTTAGTTGATAGATAGGTGTCCGCTAGTTGCATACGTTCACGACTAATAGGAATACCTACTTCTTCCATGTCCATTAGGAATAGTGTGCCTGGAATTAGGATTTCTGTGTAAACTTTGTATAGATTACTATTCTTTTGTACAATAGGCCAGAACTTGTTGAATAGTTCTAGGGTAACTGCTGTGTCTATACTAGCGTATTCACTGATAATATCAAATGGGATTAAGTCGTAGGTAAAGTTCTCGTTGAGTATACCATGTTGACGGCAATACTCCTTTTTAAATTCATCTAGTTTAGCGTCATAATCGCCATAGTCTGTGTACTTTAGTGCTAGGTCTTTTAAGCCGTGCCCGTCTGTTTCGTCTAGGACGTAGTGCATAACCATTGTGTCATGTACTCGTGATCTATCAAACTCTAGATCTAGGTGATATTTGAGCATTTTATAGTCAAATTTCATATTATGAAAGACTATAGTAAAGCGACTACAAATTTCTCGTAACAATTCAAAAGTACTCTCACCAATACAATCACAGCTAATATATCTACCGTGATTTGGTTTATAGCTCATGCTGATACCAAGTACATATCCATCACGCGGATACAGGCCAGTTGTTTCTGTGTCTATGGCCACTACACCTTGTGCGTTGTCTAGGACTTCTTGAAAAAAGGCTCGTGCTTGTTCTTCACCATCAATACCAGCAAAATCACCTTGTTTAGTGCCCTTAACTTCACCACGAATATGCTTGTGTATTTTATCTAGTGCACGCTGAAAGTCAGGTTTTCCCTCTGGCTTAAATGCCAGCATTGCAGGATTACTAATTGGTATAAACTTTTCATTTACTAGTTGACCGGCATAATTAGTTACGCTAGTAATCTTAGCATATTCTTTAGCTGCTTCAGCGCCTACCAAGATCACTAGGTCATAGAGATCGGTATCTAGGTCAAGATCAACATCCTTTTTTAGCAGTTTAGTGATTGGCTTTGAACTCATGTGAAAATGGTCATAGTCAAACTCAAAGTAATCACTGTATCTTGTGCGGTTAGGTGCTTTGTCAATTACGGCAATTTTCATTGAATATACTCTTTTATACTTTGTACGTCTATTGTGTCTAATTCGCCAGGATCAACGCCGTCTGGCAGCTTCATAATCTCTACTATAAAGTCGTCTTCTTCTAGTGTTGGCTTTAGCTGACGTGCTGCTTTTTCGCCTGCTTCATCGCCGTCAAATAAGATGTATATGTTCGTAACACCTTGTGCTTTAAATGGTAAGAGTTTTTGTTTTGTAGTATTTTGTAGTGTATTTGTGCCAAAACAGCAGACTGCATTTTTAACTCCCTTGTCATAAAGATTAAGCATATCAAATACGCCCTCAACTAATACTATACTACGACTAGGCTGTTCTAGATAACTGGGAAATAATGGTAATTGCACACCACTAGGATAGTTGATATATCTAGGATTTACATTGCTCAATGTATGGCGGCCTACAAACACCTTAATTTGATTTGTAACATCTCGTATAGGAAATACAATGCGATCTTGTAGTTTTTCTACTTGATTGGTATAAAATGCATCAAAATGCTTAAGCGTTTGCGAACTAATACCGCGAAAAGGCTTTGTCCAAGGAGTATGTCCTAGCGGTATATCTACTTCTCGTTTTGTAGATAACTCGTGTAATTTCTTCTTGAGATTAGCAATCCTAAGTGGCACAGGATTAGTAAAGACCCCAAAATATTTAAAGATGT